ATCTCTCTGTGGAATTTTTATTATGTGTTATCTCTCTGTGGAATACTCCCTTTTCATAGGTAGGAGTTCCTGTCATAACAAAAGAACCATTAGTTGAAGCAAGCATAGGACGTATAGATTTGTCTACTACTTTTTGATCTGCAACCTGCGCCTCATCCAACAAAGCAATATGATAAGTCTTTCCTTCAATATTAGCTCTAGGGTGAGCAGTTTGACGACGTACTAAAGATCCGCACTTCTCCAGCTTAATTTCAGATCCACGACCTTTTACTTTTTCATCTATAGCGGGATCCAAAAGAATGGCTTGCGCTCGTTCCGAAGTAAGCATAGATACAATACGCGAGAACAAGGTCTTGGCCATGTCATCTACAGGAGCAAAAGCACCAACCCACACACCTTCTTTAAAATCATCTAACCACTCATTGAAGGGTTCTACTTTAGCTAGCCGGGGCAGCATTATCATAAGGGTAGCCACAGTGGCTGCTACTGTTTCAGTTTTTCCTGACTGACGAGAGAACAAAGCCGTTACTGTCGCCCCGTCATTGATGATAACTGATTCTATTAAACGAGCTGCGAAAGGTCTTTGATAGCCATAAAGTGGATGACCGGAAAGTTCGTCAGCAAATATTAACAGTCTCTCTACCAAGGCATCCACAAAAGCCTTAGAATGTGGATCCAAATCAATACGAGTTTTATTTACCGCATCTAGTTCTTCAGCAGTTAATTCATCTAATTCTATTTCGGTTGTCATATTATTCTCCCAATTCGTAACTCATAATCTCTATTGTACCTAAGTTGACAGGCAGGGAGATTCGTACTACGCTGATAGAAAGAAACCTACCGAGAGGAAGTACCATGCAAGACAACAACGTATTCGATCAAGCATCCTCATCTTCCAATAATGTTCAGCACTTTGTGCGTCCTGTTATAGCAGGACTTGTAGGAGGCTATATTGGTCATAGACTGGATCAAACACGCTTTGGCATCTGGGTTAACACCAATAGAACTATTACTATTATTTGTCGTTGGCTTAAGATTGCCCTTGTTCTTGCGGGTGTAATCGGGCTGCTTCTATATACTTATATCTTTCTTACTGTCCCTGAAGTTGGATAAATCGTTCTTCTAATACTTGTAGGGCGGCCAAAAGTGATACTGCACCTGTACGAGTATCTTCTATATATGCGAGAGCCTGATCCGGATTTCTATGGGTTGGGCTCTTTCGTATTTCCGCTATATTTTTTCCTATACCGGTATGAATATTATCCATCCATCGTACAAGTTCAGAATCGCTGGTATTGCGAAGTCTCTTAAGAAGTCGTCCACGTATTTTCTCATCTGGACGATAGTTTTTTCTAAAAAATGCCATCACAAATCCAATACGTCTACTAGTAGTTTTTGTTCCTCTGCGGAAAATTGTCGTTTAATCATATTTCTACGTATGTGTTGTTTTTCAGTCTCTGAAAACTCTATGTCGCTCATCTGACGACCTTCTAGAGCATCCAACAGGGTTTGCTCCTCAGTACGGTTGGTGGAACGCCACAGACCTACTACAAGCCCTTGACGAGACCAGGGCAAGCGTAGGATCAAGGAGTTAGACCATCGAAAAGGCTCATCCATCTCATGCGAAGGATATCTATGTACTAAGGGAGATTTCTTTTGTAACTGTATTCTGTGTACGAATAATGGTCCTAGATCGTGTTTCGAATAGTGCATTATATTCCTTATGCTAGTCCTCTATTATATGGATAATTATTTAAAACTGTATTTATATACCTTCCAGGGGAAGCTGCTCTTTGAAACTTCCACCACACTGAGGGAGGTACATTATAGTATGTATAATACTCTCCGTCTCTAAATTTAATTCTTAGAGCCTGACTTCTTTCATCATAGCCTGCTGCCAAAGTTCTAGGGCGGCCGGGATTTATAGTAGGCGTAGGTTGATAAGGAAGAAGTAATTCGTCATCTCCATTGATGGCCATTTCTATTTCTTGAGCCACATGAAGATCTGTTAATTTGGCCGCTCTAGCCTGGACTTCGTTAAGATCTAATACAGAACGTCTAGGATTGGAAGCTGTTTGTGGGGTGTTGGAGCCCAGAAAGGTTCTATCCCATGCCGATCCTGCTCTGTTTTGGGCGCTGCGCATTGGCGCTATAGGAGGAATCCTATTAGTTACTTTTCTTCTTGGCATAATATCTCCTAAATAAAAATAGCCTGCACCGTAATAATACAGTGCAGGCTATGTGTTTTACTCAGAGACTTCTGTTGGATCCATAATAAGACCAGGCTGATTTCGATATTTGTCTGGATCTATATTGGCTTTCTTCTGAATTTCTGGATCAGGGAGCTGATCTTCAGTAAATACATTAGAAGGAGTTCCCTCATCATGTACCCAACCATGAGCAGATTGGGCTGTCCAACCTATATTAGTTTGTGGCATAGTGATCCTTAATTGTTATTAACAGTCCAGCCTGCCGGAAACTCTGTTTCTTCTGAACCATCTACTTTATGTGGACAGTAATATCCGGCAAAAACATGTTTTCCATCTACAAATTGACATACATCTACAAACAGATAAGGTTCATAACTAACAGGTTGTCCTGTGTTAGCGGTCCAGCTTTCTTCTTCCCACACAGAGCCTTCGTCTTGTACAGGGCTGTGGAAAACTATTCCATCACTCATTAATAAAACTCAAATCTGGTGGTCGATATTCTGGCGGCTTTATAACCTTGCCAAATTTATTATAGTGTACTTTACCATCTTGCCAGATTTTTCCCATATTAGATCTATGTACTGCATTGAATACATCTTGCAAAGGAATATTTAGTTCTTCGGCTGTACCGTAAATGACATAAAGAAGGTCTGCTAGTTCTTTAGCTAACTCAATCAAAGCTTCTTCATAAGTAGAAGAAGTTAATCCTATATCAGTTCTATCAAGAAAATCGAGTGCTTCTTGTACTTCTTGTTCTTCTTCTTGTATAAGATTTCCTCGGCGATTAATTTTACTAGCTAAACCGTCTTCTCTTTGCTCAGATGTAAAAGTATCATGAAATTCTTTCAAATTCTCCATGGGAGAATACTGCATGTTTAACTCCTAGTAAAGTTGACCATCTACCGAGAAACAACCATCCTGAACAGTGACAAGTCTGGGATACACACGAGAACCGTGAATCTCAAGAATTCCAAAGGCTTGCTGCCAATTAGCAGCTACTCCCTTTTTCTTTAGATAATCGGCCTTAGTAAGATCCATAAAGTGACCTACCTCAAGACCTGTCAGGGTATTACGAATCTTTCCGTTGTAACCTGTACTCTCTGATGTCATACCAGCTCTGTGAGTATGTCCACAAACAGTACTGGTACCAAACTTGTTCTTGGCCAAACCAAAGGCTGTACGACCCGCTGATGGACTCAAAGAACCTTCATCTCCGTGTGCCATGACCCAACCAGGCGCAAGCTCTACAACTTCGTCTCGTACAAACTCGACATCGAATTCATCAAATCCGGAAAGGTTTTCGATGGAAAGTACATCAAGGGACGCCAATCCGGGAGCGCACGATTCAATATAAAGCTCAAGTCGGTCATCATGATTCGACCGGACCACACGGAATCGTCCATCGAATACTTCTCTGATACTTTCCAAGATGCCTCTGGCGGAATTGAATCCGTCTTGTAGGTCTCCTGCATATTCGGTTTTCTTACCTCGTACCCACCGACTGATTTCAGTAGAATCAGTGAAATCTCCAACTTGCGCAAGCTCATCTGGCTGATAGTCTCCTAGGAAATCAATGAACTTATCTACCAAAGCAACATCATGCAATGGCGCTTGCACATCTGGCATGATAACAATAGTCTTTGCTTTAGTATTTTTTGAAATATTAGTTACATTGCAATATCCGGGTACTGTATGAACCTGGCCTTCTGTGGTGCTATATGTAGGACTATAGTTATATGACTCCTGGATATAGTCCATCGCCTCTCTAATATTTTTATCTGTAATTGCTTCTTGTTTATTGCGAAATGTACGAATTAATTTCTCAGATACAGCATATCCGCTGCCCGCAAGAATTTTACATACTGATGCGCGGCCCTTAGATTTATCTGCCAGCACCTCGGCGACATTATCATTTTCAGAAGCCAACATATATAGCTGATCGATGTTTGAAATATATTCTAAGTTTCCCCACATATTTGCCTCCTTATAAAAAATCTGTATAGTGCAGTACATCCTACACTATACAGAGATTCGTGTCTACTTCTTACTTACTATGAGATCAACAATTGCAATGGTTATTGGAATCATGACCATAGATATAAGCCATCTAAATTGAGACTGTCTAGATTTTAGATAATCACTATGTTCTTTCTTTCTTTCTGTAGTCTCTTTATTTAAAGATGCCTCATATCGATTACGCTCTTTCATCAAGTCTCTTCTTAAAGACTCAAAAGAATTTCTCAAATCCAATCTTAAAGCTGCTATATCACTCTCAGTATCTTCAATTTTTTCATTGACATTTTCGAATCTTATATCTGAAGAACGCTTGTCCGCATAATACTCAGTTAGTGTAAGCAGTCTGTCCAGGCGGCTAGAAAAATCTACGAACCGTGTATCCACGTTTCTCTGTAAACTGTCTAGCTCTCTTTGGACTGCTTCTGACCAATTTGGGGCATTCGGTTGTGTTGGCATTAGCAACTCGCTCGGGCTAGATATTCAAAAAGGAATAATAATACTAGACCGCGAGCTGTCAATTACTTCTTCAAATAAGTACCCCAAATGATCTATTAGTAGCAGTCTAGTGCCATTTCTCTATAAGGATAGCACTAGACTGCTCAGGCGTATAAACACTTATAGTAATGACTCAGCAGGTGGTCGAACCAATTGCCATACCTTGTCAGTTACGTTGTTATTATCCAACATTAAAAACATAAAGCCTTTATATCTTGAGTCTTTAACTCGCAAAGCAAAATCTTTTCGGGACCATTTTTGATAATTAGCCACGTCCAACCACATGGTATGTGTATTAAACTCCTCAAGAATAGTACTCCATTCAGCCCAATAATTTTTCTTGATCTTAGTATACGTTTCTTGGAGCCAATCATGCCATTCGTCTGGAATAATATTTACAAGATCTTCTAGAGTTTTACCTTCCTTCATGTTCTCCCAGATACGACGCTCTGTCAAGCCCGTAACGATCTTGTGCATCGCTATGTAATCATCCTGCTTGATCTTGACTCTGTGGTCCAACTCCGGGAAGTAGACCACGTAACCCTCTGCATTAGGTCTAGGAGGGGCCTTCAGCGCCTCACTGAGAGTCTTGTAAGGGAAGGTAGTAGTTCGGTCCCAGTGCCAATCTGGGAGGCTCTCAGGCCCGTACGTAGAGCCTTCGTCAATACTTCTGGCACCAAGTAATACCAGGGAATCTTTGTCTCCGTAATCCAATACGATACGGTTTTGTGGATAGATGATTTCAAACATATATGTAAGATCACTATTTAATCCCAGTAAAAACGAACTGTACTTTTGACGAAGAAGTATTGTGGCATGCGACGCCTGGTCTGATTGAAAGGAACCTCTTGTAGCTATTTCCCAAAAACCATCAGGACGACGAAATAGAATTCCCAGAGATCCGTCTAACTTGTCATATACCTTAACTGAATAGCCAGCAAGAATTACGTCTGCCTGATCTTGACCATAATTCATGAACTTGTCAAAAGGGCGCGCAAGTACTTCTTTGGTATCCCAATCAACTATAAGACCACGGCATTGTCGAGTTATGTCATTCCACTCGTTGGCGAATTGAGCCTTTTCAGTGTAGTTAAATATACGAACATTTGGAAAAATGGGATGAATACCAAATCTTACATAACCTTCCGTAAGCATAGTATCTAAATCCCGGATGTTAAGTAAATCATCTATAAGCATTAGTATTCTCCTTCCTCCCACATAACTACAATACGATCCGGAATGATATTCTTACCGGCCCAGTCTGACACTTCTCCTTCGTAAAGTCCTAGGAAACTATAAAGAGAAACATTTAGGCCCATAGAAGTGTGCCAAGTCTCAATAAGATCATCTACATATCCATAGAGATCGTACTTGTGATAATGCATGGTCGAATCTTTATATGCTTCTCTTTCATCTTTAGTCCATGGACGCACGATATTTCCTCCTCAGTGTGTGGTACGACCTACGTCAATAAAAAATCCTCTATGTGACACATAGAGGATTTGGTACTACTTACAAGACAAATGCTTACTTAAGAATTTATTATAGGCTTTATCATAAGCTGTTCTACTTTGTCCTACATTTTTAGTAGCAGTAGTCTTACAGCCCAAACATTCAAAATGAGCAATACCATTAATTAATTCATCAACTATACTAGCCATTTATTTCCTTAAGGTGGGTAAGGAGGGATTCGAACCCC